CTTAAGACTCGTGTAGACGTCAAGAATGAGTTCCGAGAGGAATTTTGCTTGGCTTACTTTTGGCTTTGCAAAATAACTTTCGTTACTTACAATTGGCAAGTATTCAACAGGAGCAACGTCTGGACTTTGTTCATCCCAGATAGTCGATAGCTTTATGCTAAGGTCTAAACCGGTTTGATTTACAGCCCACACTAGTGGGTGAAGCCCAAAGGGATCTGAATAAGATTCCAGGCCTAGGGCCTTACCCGTATAAGGTACCGAATACTTCTCACAAAGTGTATCTAGAGATAAATTTTGATCTAGAGCCTCTGTGACCAGTATAGCTTTCTCTTGTAAGTTCTGGAGCCGTAATTCCTTTATCTTATTATCAAAGGTTTCACGGTCGATCATAAAGGTAATGTTACCTGTTTTCGGATTTACGTCCTTAAACGGGGCATCACAATTTGATCTTGTCCAAAACACAAAATTAAGCTTGTTACGATCCTTAGAACTGAGGAATCGAAACTCCCAATACGGGCAAGTATCTTTAGAAATGAAATCTCTCTCGTATAGTATATCTACTAAGTCTAACATATGTATTAAGTTATTCTTAGATAATATATTATGCTTGATTGATGACATTTCTCTCCCTCCTAGAGCGAGCCTTTTGGCAAACTCTAGTTGTGAGTTCTTTGAATCGCCAATTACCGATTTCGACATATTTATCTTAATATCAAATATGTTCGTCATCAGGAACTGGTATTCGCTGGCTACCTCCTTATTAAATATTACCACGTCATCACCTAGTAGCCTATAATCTTTGAAGAATTTGATCGGGTTTCTAGAACCCTTTCTCATTCGACATCGATAATGGGCAAACTGGATAATGTCATGGTGCCATAGTGCAAAGCTAGGGAAGGAAGATAGTAGGCCTAAAGGCTGTCCTACCGACCATCTCACACTTTGTCCTGTGGCCTTTATTAAGAAGGTCCGATCCGTCATTACTGAAAGCCACGCTTCACCTAAAGTCTTTCCTCCCATTAGTTCCAGTCTGTAAACTTGCATTTCTGCAGGAATACGGTCTGAAGCTGATGAAAGGTCAAAAGAATAGGTATCTTTGCCTTTAGATTCCTCCATTAAGGACGTAAATCCTTTATTTTGGTCTCTAGTAGCATCGGTACTTATTGATTTGAGGGTGTTGTACAGAGAAGTCTGTATAACCTTTAACGAAGTTTGACTCCAGTAATCTCCGATGGCGAAAATTCTTGTTTTCCCGGCAGGTTCGGCTGAAAAGCCTAATCGACCAGTTAAATAAGTCTTTCCGTCAGTGACTGATTTCGACATTTTAATCATCCATAAAGAAATCCAATCTTGCTTTAGAGCTTGATTGAGTTTCTTTATGTTTGAGAAAAGTGAAGAATCAGAAACGACAGCTTTTGCGTCAAGATGCGCACTCGCTACCGCAGGGCCATTTGGTCCCTTTGATAGTGTTGTGAACACCTCTGGCTCATAACTGTTTCGGATTTGTAAAGAACCTAAGTACCACTTGTACTTATTCGTAAATTCAGTTAAAAATATTTTAAACTGCTGTTTCGTTTCTTGGTAATCCGACCCGTACTGGGAAGGAGCCTCGATAGATTCAACAGAATAATCTATTGGCAACTTTATTTGCTCATAAGAACGAGCGATACAAAGGGCGACTCTCATGTCGTTTTTATCCCCTTTGATGAGTGACCGTAATGGCCACAAGGGTTTAGGAATTCCATGTTTGTCGACTTTACAAAACGGAATAGGTTGAGTAGGAAGTTTAAGTACAAT